CTTATTTTCCTACATTTCCCAATGTTTAACATTTTCAGGATTATATCGTCCAAAATCAGGTGTAAAATTAACTCTAGTCTTATCAGGACGATGCATCTCATATAATTGGTTTAACGTAGGAAAACCATTTAAAACAGTCTCAATTGGTACACCAGCTTTTCTACTTATTCTTGTAATCTCTTTCTTTTCCATACCTCCGAAACGATAAAAAGATGCTACCAAACTATCCATCGAGCTAAACTTACCAGCAGAAACGCAAAACTGAAACATATGTAAGCATAACTCATGTATACGATGATTTGTACCCATACTATCATATGCCAATCCTATACTAGCTATTGCATAATCTGCCAGTGTTAACCTAGGATTATTTCCCCATGCTAATTTTACTAAAAAATCATCAATATGTTTATATGGTAACACTTTAGGCATCCACTCAGGAAACTCAGCTGTACGAGCAATAAAATAACGTTTCAAAAAAACAACTCCTCTCACTTTCAAGCCTCCATGTTCATCAGGAACACTCAAAAATGGAATATTTGATCTAATATTACGAATTTCCATCTTAAAAAAGATATTAACAAACTTTGCAAATCCTTCCTCATTTATAATATCACTTATTTCTGACCCTATGGCTGATACATGATCATCACCATATACAGGAAATTGCATTCTACCTGATTGATAAACTTCTTCAATTAGGGCCGATTTATGCGGCGTCATAATTTCAACATATATTGTATAACTAAACCATAACAACGCAACGATCCAAGAATTACCATGAGAAGTCTCATATGCACCTGACGGCATGGTACCAAAAATAATTTTCCATATACGAGCAAATATATGAACAGCTTTAACTGACAAATTTTCAGTTGCTACCTGCAACAAATACATAAATATTGCATAATGAGGTGACTGTTTACTAACATAAACTGCTGCTTGTGACGAATACAATTCTAACAATACTCTATTAATAGTAGTATCTAATGCCTTAAAATCTCCATCAAAAAATCTCATAGTAGGGTCATCATACTTCATCTGTTCAGCAAATTTTTGAGCTCCTCCAAAGAAAAATTTCATACCAATTTTAATACACTTGCCTCTTTCAATCAATTGTCTATCTTTTTGAACGGATTGTGCGATATAATACATCATTTGTTGTAATATAAAAAAATCACGACATTTTTCATACATTTTTTGACGCTCAAGAGGATCCAAAGAATAACAATTAAAAATCTCAAATTTTTGACAAATACATGACGC